CCTCGACCTGTCGTCGATCGACCCGCGGCTGGTGCCATACGCGAACGCCTGGGCAAGGTGCCTCGCCGAGAGCGGCATCGAGCTAACTCATCCGCCGGAGTTACCAGTAGCCAGCCTAGCGCTGGGATACGGGACCAGAATTGATCGGGTTGGCATGCTGAAGGGCCGCCGGTTCGTCTGCAATCTGAAGACTTCGAAGCAGGCACAGCCTTGGTGGGGACTCCAGCTAGCCGGGGAGGCTATCGCCTTTTCAGAAACATACGCCGAGCGGCTCTCGCTTGTGGATCGGATTTCGGTGCAGCTCGGGAGTGACGGATCTTACCGGCTAAGGAGATATGAGGACCGGCGTGATCTAGACGTGTGGCGTGGCGTAGCGATGGTGGCCGCGTGGAAGGAGGCGCACTGATGATCGGCCAACAGTTCGGCCGGCTAACCGTGACAGGCCAAGCGCCGAATCGCGGCAAACATCGCGTTGTGCTGTGCGAGTGTGTCTGTGGGCGGCCCGGTCGCTATCAACTGGACAATCTTAGATCCGGTAGCACGCGGTCATGCGGGTGTCTTCAGAGAGAGAACCGCGCACGGGAGCGGAAACACGGTAACGCCAGAAGCGGGGCGAGGTCCTTCGAAAATAGAGTCTGGAACGGGATCGTAACGCGATGCCTAAACCCGAAGGCGACAAGCTACGAGCGCTATGGTGGGCGCGGAATAACGATCTGCTCCGAGTGGCGCTCCTCGTTCGAGCGCTTCCTGTGCGACGTTGGCCAAGCACCTTCCCAGCGGCACACCATCGAGAGGATTGACAACGAGCGCGGGTATGAGCCTGGGAATGTGCGCTGGGCAACCCGGCGCGAACAGTCGAGGAACACCTCGGCGAACGTCAACCTCACATACAACGGGCGCACCGCATGCCTCACTGATTGGGCGATGGAGCTTGGTATCAAGGTGCCGACGCTCAGCATGCGGCTAAAGAACGGATGGTCGGTTGAGCGGGCGCTCACAGAAGGGACAAATCATGGAATCTAACGAAATCGAGCTCTCCGCGAAGGCCCGCGACCTCGCGGAGTCCGTGAAGCTCGTCCAGATCACGAGCCCGGAGACCTACGCGATGGCCGCGAACGGTCTCCAGCTCATCAAGGGGATGACGAAGGAGATCAAGGACTTCTTCGCACCGCTGAAAGAGAAAGCCTTCGCGGCTCACCGGGCGCTGACCGCGGCTGAGAATGACAAGCTCGCGCCGCTCGTCGAGGCCGAGCGCTTCGCCAAGGGCGCCATGACGACGTGGCAGCTCGAGCAGGAGGCCGCGGCGCGTGTCGAGCAGCGGCGTCTCGAGGAGGAGGCGCGGAAGCGGGCGGAGGAGGAGAAGCTCCTCGACGCGATCGACGCCGAGCAGGCGGGGGAGCCCGAGGCGGCCGAGCGGATTCTCGCGGAACCGGTGCTCGCGCCCGTCGTCCGGATCGCGCCTCCGGTCCCCGCCGTCTCCGGAATCTCCATGCGCGAGACGTGGAGCGCCGACGTCTTCGACATGAAGGCGCTCGTCCGCGCGGTCGCCGACGGGAAAGTTCCGATGCGTGCGCTCGTCGTCGACGCGGTCTTCCTGAACGGCCAGGCGCGGGCGCTCAAGGGTGACCTGAACTATCCGGGAGTCCGCGCGGTCTCGAAGCGCTCGGTGGCGTCTTCCGCGGTTGGCCGATGACTCCATGCCCGTCCTGCTCCACTCCGATCCTCTCCGCTCCCTCTCCAGGCGCCTCCGCCCGGCTGGGACCACCGTACGATGGGCGGCTTCGTGATTCGCGCGGGCCACGCCGAGCCGACGACGAAGCCGAAGGCGGGCGAAACGCTCTACGTGCCGCATCGGTCCATCTGTCGAAGGAGCGCGGCGTGAGAATCGTTGCACTCGACCCCGGCACGGCCGAGACCGGCTTCCTCATCCTCTCTGGGCGCACCGTCGAGAGCGCGGGCGTCCTCCGGAACGGCGACGTTCTCGTCAACCTCTCCGACGGCTTCTGGTCCGGAGACCTCCTCGCGGTCGAGATGATCGCGAGCTACGGGATGCCCGTCGGCGCCGAGGTATTCGAGACGGTCCTCTGGATCGGTCGCTTCGTCCAAGCGTGGTCCTCGCACCGCGGCGACACGTGGCGCCTCATCCCGCGGATGCGCGTCAAGTCGCACCTCTGCCACTCCTCGCGTGCAAAGGACCCGCACGTTCGCCAAGCACTGATCGACAGATGGGGCGCCGGGTCGGAGAAGAAGGGCGGGGCGCTAGCGGGCGTGAAGTCTCACGCGTGGGCGGCGCTCGGCGTGGCCTGCGTGGCGCTCGACGAGGCGACGGCGCCGAAGCAGGCGGACGTATTCGAGGAGGTGCTGTCGTGAGCGAACTGGACCTCGACGCGATCGAGGCAAGGGCGAAGGCGGCGACGCCGGGACCGTGGGATTACGAGCACGACACGGAGTTAGAGAAGGGGTGCCGGTGCGGCTCGTGCCTGGAACCGATTGACGGCAGGATGATCGTGGAGTCGCGGAAGCACGACATGGTTGCGGTGGCGGACGCCCGCTTCATCGCCCACGCACGCGAGGACGTTCCGGCCCTCATCGCCGAACTCCGCCGGCTCCGCGAGGAGAACGCGAGGCTGAGGTTGGGCACTACAACGCGAAGTCGAGATCGTTTGTCACGCACGGGTATTACACGCAATCGGTCACCCATTGGCGCCCGCTGCCGAAGCCGCCGGAGGTGAAGTAGATGGCTGACACGATGATCTTCGACGAGGCAGGCACCGATCTCAGGAGGGCCATCGCCGAGCGCGACGCCCTCGCGAAGAGGGTCGAGGAGCTGACAGAAATCGTCTGCGAGGCGGTCGATTGGATGCCGCCCGGATGTGATTGCGATATTGGAGAGGATGGGTCGTGCACGATGTGCCGGGCTAGAGCGGTGATAGAAGCCACCCGGCGCGCGGGGCGGGAGAAGACGTGAGCGAGCTGACGAAGAGCCTCCGCGAGGAGTACACGTGGCGCGACGGACAGGACGACCTCGTCGAGCCGCCCATTGACCCGAACGTCATCGCTCTCTGCGACGAGCACGAGCGCCTAGAAGTGGAGCACGAGAGGCTGCGCGGCGAGTGCGCGATGGCCCATGCCGAGCGAGACGCGTTTTGTTCGCTGACCACGCAGGCGACGAGGGAACTGGATCGCCTCGAAGGGCTGCTCAGTGCGCTCGGTGCGGCGTGCGCACATCGGAACTATCTGACCATTCGCTACGGAAGCGCCTGCACCGCCGAACAATGGGACGAACTGACCGCTGCGAACGACGATGTGGACAAGGCTCGCGAACCCGTCTACGCCGAAGCCGTTCGGCTCGCGAAGGAGAAGCCGTGAGGTGGAACCCCGACCTCTGCCGTCGCGGCCACCGCTTGACCGTACTCAACTCCGTCGCCTGGCTATCGCACCTCGAGACGGGCTACCGGCGGCCGACGCCTGCGACGCGCGAGGCGCTTCGCGCGGTCGGGTTCGTGTCCGACCTCGACGTGCGGCATCAAGTCGAGGTGGTCGAGGCCGTCGCGGTGCCTGTCGCGACCGTTGACCCGGACGACGAGCCGCTGGGGAGCTGGGCATGAAGCGCCTCCGCCTAGGTCCCGCCATCCTGACCGTCCTCGTCTCCGCCGCGCTGCTCTTCGCCGCGCTGGCCGTCTTCGCGATTGCGCGGGAGGCGTGTCAGTGAGGTATCAAGACTTCCTCGCCTCGAAGGCCCGGACGTGCGCCCCGGTCGGATTCGAGCCTCATCCCGTCATCGCGCCGCTCTTCCCGTTTCAACACGACCTCGTCCGCTGGGCCGTCCGCCAGGGGCGCGCCGCGCTCTTCGCCGATACCGGGCTCGGGAAGACGCGGATGCAGCTCGAATGGGCGCGGCAAGTCGTCCTCCATACCGGAGGCCGCGTCCTCATCCTCGCGCCTCTCGCCGTGGCAGCGCAGACGGTGCGCGAGGCCGCGTCGTTCGGGCTCGAAGTGACCCACGACCGGAACGGCACGCTCCACGACGGAATCACCATCACGAACTACGAGCAGGTCGAGAAGTTCGACGTGTCAGACCTCGCCGGAATCGTGCTCGACGAGTCATCCATCTTGAAGCACCAGGACTCGAAGACGCGCGGGCTTCTTGTTGAGTCGTTCGCGAAGACGCCCTATCGCCTCGCCTGCACCGCGACCCCGGCGCCGAACGACCAGATGGAGCTCGGAAATCACTCGGAGTTTCTCGGCGTCATGTCGCTCTCGGAGATGCTCGCCACGTTCTTCACGCATGACGGTGGCGAGACTCAGAAGTGGAGACTGAAGCGCCACGGACGCGAGGACTTCTGGCGCTGGGTCTGCTCGTGGGCCGCAGTCGTTCGCCGCCCGTCAGACCTCGGGTACGACGACGGGGCTTTCGAGCTTCCGCCGCTCGTCTATCACGAGCACGTCGTGCCGTCCGAACCGTCTGACGCCGGGCTCCTCGTCGCCGTCGAGGCGTACACGCTCCAGGAGCAGCGGGCCGAGCGGAAGGCGTCGATTGATGCGCGCGTGCGTGTCGCGGCCGAGATGGTCAACGCGTCGAGCGAGACGTGGATTCTATGGTGCGACCTCAACGCTGAATCCGAGGCGCTCCACGCCGCGATTCCGGACTCGATCGAGGTGACCGGGTCTCAGTCGGTCGAGACGAAAGAATCGCTTCTCACGCAGTTCTCGGAAGGGCGCGCTCGGGTCATTGTCAGCAAGTCATCCATCGCCGGGTTCGGGCTGAATTGGCAGCATTGCCACAACGTCCTCTTCGTCGGCGTCACGCACTCCTTCGAGGCGTGGTATCAGGCCATCCGCCGATGCTGGCGCTTCGGCCAGAAGTTCCCGGTCAACTGTCACGTCGTCATCGCGGACTCCGAGGGCGCCGTAGTCGCGAACCTGAAGCGCAAGGGGCGCCAGGCCGACGAAATGGCGCAAGAGACCGAGGAACACGTCCGCGCATTCGTACAGAAGTCCGTGCTCGGTTCCGAGCGCCGCGTCCTGAAGTACGCGCCTCGCATCCCGATGACGCTCCCGCCGTGGATTCAACAGGAGATGAGCCAGTGAACGTTCTCGACCAGACCATCGGCGACCAGTTCGCGCTCTACAACGGCGACAGCGTCGAGGTGTTGAAAGGCATCCCGTCCGACAGCATCGGATACAGCATCTTCTCCCCGCCGTTCTCGTCACTTTACTGCTACAGCAACAGCGACCACGACCTCGGGAACTCGACCGACGACGCGCAGTTCCTCGCGCATTTCGACTTCATCATCGGCGAACTCTTCCGCGTGATGAAGCCGGGGCGGCTCGTGTCGTTCCACTGCATGGACCTGCCGACCTCGAAGACGCGCGACGGCGTGATCGGGCTGAAGGACTTTCGCGGGATGCTCCTCCGCGCCTTCGAGGCAGCAGGGTTCATCTATCACTCGGGCGTCTGCATCTGGCAAGACCCTGTTACCGCCATGCAGCGGACGAAGGCTCTCGGGCTGCTCTGGAAGCAGCTCAAGAAAGACTCGTGCATGTCGCGTCAGGGCGTGCCGGACTATCTCATCACTGTCCGCAAGCCGGGCGTGAATCCCGAACCCGTCGGACACACGCCGGAAGGGTTCCCGGTCGCGCAGTGGCAACAGTGGGCGAGCCCGGTCTGGATGGACATTGACCAATCGGACACTCTCCAGTTCCGGAGCGCCCGCGAGAACGACGACGAGCGCCACATCTGCCCGCTTCAGCTCGGCGTGATTCGTCGCGGAATCATCCTCTGGTCAAACCCCGGCGACATCGTGCTCTCTCCGTTCGCGGGAATCGGCTCCGAGGGCTTCGTGGCGCTCGAAGAGGGGCGCCGGTTCATCGGAGTGGAGCTGAAGAAGTCGTACTACGAGCAGGCGGTCAAGAACCTGGCGCGTTCGCTTTCCCAGGGAGGACTCTTCGCGGACGAGGCCACCGCATGAGGCTCCTTCAGGCCGACATCTTCAACGAGGACCCGACGCACGTCATCGCCTGCGACGAGCCATCCTGTCCCGCCGTCGTCGAAGCCGAGACCGCCGCGCTGACCGAGTCGCGCGCCGTGGCGGCCGGGTGGCTGGTATCTGAGGATGAGGATCTGTGCGGGGAGCACCAGCCATGAGTAAGCGCAGCAAGGCACTGGACGCCCGCGCGCAAGCCCTTTTCCCGACCGTCCATGAGCCTAACCCGATGGTGCGGCGGCACGGTGCGGCCTGTCCCGTCGCCACCTGTCGGACGTGCCGTCATCTCCTCCGAACCGAAGGCGGGATGCGCATCTTCTACAAGTGCCGTCTCCGCGGCGTCTCATCATCGGGCGCGACTGACCATCGCTGCGGGTGGAACGCCTGCGCGCTCTTCGAGGTGCGGGCGTGACGAACCCCGAGCGCTTCCTCGGCTGGCTCATGGGGCTCTCCCGGCACGGTCACGTCGTGAGGCCGACCGGGACGCGCCACATCGTGCTCATGTGCCGACTGAATGCGGTCACGTTCTCCAACGGGAAGCGGCACGAGGAGCGGCTCTACTCGTGGACGCCGTGCAGTAGCTCGCGGCTGACCACGGCGCCGGATGCTGACCACCGCTACAGCGGCGGCACACGGTGCAAGCGCTGCCTCGCGTTCGCCGCAACCGAGCGCGGAAAGAAAGCGATGAGTGCCGCATGACGACCCTTTCCTCCCTCGAAGTCTTCCGGCGCGCGCTTCCGTCGCGCCTCCCCGCGGCGCCGTCCATCTACGAGAAGTGCCAGGCGGTCAGAGCCGTCCGCGACGTGCTCGCGGGCATCGTCCCGCTCGACCTCTCGCCAGCTGACGCGGAGGCGATTCGGCGCGTCGCGGCTGAGTCGGAGCAAGAGGTGCCGGCGTGAGCATCAGCGAAGAGAAGCTGCGCGAGATCGAATTGCGACATCTCGGGCGACCCGGTGCGGCCGCTCCAACTATCGCGGCGATTGAGACCGTCTACCACGGGCACCGGTTCAGGAGCCGTCTCGAGGCGCGATGGGCTGTCTTTTTCGACCGGCTGCTCGTCAGTTGGGAGTACGAGGCGCAGGGATACGAGCTCGGCGACCTCGGCCGGTATCTTCCGGACTTCTGGCTTCCCGACCTGAATCTTTTTCTCGAGGTGAAGGGCCAGGAGCCGACAGCGAGCGAGCTAGCAAAATGCGAACGGCTGCGGGACGTGTCGTCGGCCGCCGTCGCCATCTTCGCGGGGAAGCCGGCCACAAATACCGGCAGGCTCTATTGCTGGGACGTGAGCGACGGCAGCGCTGGGAGTAGCGATTGGCGCGTAGTTCTGAACGACGGGAATCCGCTTTCGTTCTTTATTTTGGACCGCGCCGGACAAAAGACACTTTTCGCTGACAGCTTATGGGAGATAGAAATCCCGTGCGTTTTTGCTGGACGGGATCGGAGTTCTCGTGTCCGAGTGAGCATCGCCGGGGACTTCGCCGCTGGCGCCCGTTTCGAGCACGGGGAACGCGGCAGATGAACGACCGCATCACCGAGCTCGAGGCGGCGCTGGCCGAGGTAACGCGCGAGCGTGACATCGCTCTCCGAATCGTCGAAGGCGTAATGCGGGCCCCAGAGCGCCGTCGCGTCGAAGACGCTGCCGAGGGGCTGCCGCTTGCAATCGACCGGCTCGAGCGCGCGCTTCTAGGCTCGCTTCTGGTCGAGCCATCGCTACTTCCGGCGTGTGAACGGCTCCGTGGCTCCGACTTCAAGGATGCGACGATCGGGGGCGCATTCGACGATCTCCGCGTCTTTGCCGAAGAATTCGGGGCGGCGGGGCTCTCCGGCGTCTTCCTTTTAGCTCGGGAGCTCGAGCGATCGAATCGGAAGGCACCACCGAAGGGCTGGCTCCTCTTCCTGTCGAGCCTTCAAGACGAGGCCATCGCCGACGAAGAGACGATGCCGCTCTACGTCACCGCCATCCGCGAGGCCGCCATCGAGCGGCGTCTCCTGAAGCGAGGCGTCGCGTGAGGAGCGTCCCAAGAACGGCCCTCGTTCAGCGGCTCGAGGGCGAGGTATCGGAACTCCAGCGCAGGCTCGCGGAGGCGCAGGTCGATCTTGCCGAAGCCAGCGGGGAGACGCTCGCGGCGGACCACTCATCCGATCCCGTCATCCTCGACTCGTTCCTCCGAGAGGACCTCGGAGAGATGCCGTGGCTCGTCCCCGGTCTCTTGGCAGAGGGCAGTGTTGCGATCGTTGTCGCTCATGGCGGTGTTGGAAAAACGACCCTCATTACGCAGCTCGCGCTCTCGCTCGCGGCCGGCGTCCACGTCGCAGCACTCGATGCCCGAATCATCGAGCCGTGTCCGGTCCTCTACGTCGCGGCCGAGGGGGCCCGCATCGCCTTCCGCGCTCGCGTGGAGACGGCGCGCCGCAACCTCAACATCCCGACGGGCGGCACGCGCTGGTTCATCCAGCCGCGCGACCTCTCCGACTACCTAATCGGAAGCCGAGGGCTCGAGCGCCTCATCGTCAAGTCGGGCTGCCGGCTCGCCATCCTCGACACGCTCGGGTACTTCTGGAAGGGCGATCGCAACAGCGACACGGACTGGAAAGAGCGCGTGATGCAGCCGCTCCGGGCGCTCATCGGCCGGACGGGCGCGGCGTTTCTCCTCGTGCATCACCTCGGGAAGGGCGACGACTGGAAGGGGCGCGGCACGTCCGCGATGTTCGACGACTCGGACCTCTTCCTACAGATGGAGCCAGGCGAGAACGCGACTCCGGGGAACGCTGACCAGCCCGTGAGGCTATGGGTCCGCAAGAATAAATATGCACCGTCCAATTACTACTTCGACCTCGTCTACCGGACTGAGGCCGCCATCTTCGAGAAGGGGGTCTAGCGCGTGTACTCGCACATCTTCGCGTCGATGTACCAGGGAACGATGATGGGCCGACCAGACCTCCTGCTCGTCTTCCCGTGCCTTCTGGCGCATTCGGATTGGACCGGGAACGTTGACCTGCACCCGAAGGCCATCGCCTCGATGGTCGGAATCGACGAGGAGCGCGTTCGCGCCGCGCTGGCCGAACTCGAGGCGGACGACCCGGAGAGCCGAACCATCCACGAGCTCTACGGCGGGAAGCGAATCGTCCGAGTGGACGAGCACCGCCCGTGGGGCTGGTTCATCGTGAACTTCGTGAAGTACCGGGACATGATTCGGGCCAAGAGCATCAGGGAAAACGCCCGTGTCAGGCAGGAACGGAAGCGTGACAAGGACAGGGGCGTCACGCCGGAGTCACGCATGTGTCACGGCGCGTCACGCAATGAAACGCCAACGTCACGCAAGGGAAAGGGAAAGGGAAAGGGATATAGGGGCGCGCCTTTGGCGGCCCCAGAACTCGCTCTTTCGGAGACCGAGGGGACGGTCCCGCCTGCCGGGAACGCCGTCGCGCCACCCGCGTCGACGAAAGCCCGACCAGCCTCGGCGGACGAGGTGCGCGCGGAAATCGGGCGGCTCGGTTACCACGTCGATGCCGAGGCGTTCTTCGCTCACTACCAGACGAACGGCTGGAGGCAGAAGGGCGGGAACCGGATTACCGACTGGAAGGCGGCTCTCGTGACATGGGAGCGGAACGAGCTCAAGGGCTTTGGTGGCAACGGCACCCGACCATCCATGCCAGTCCCCGCCATCAATCCGACCGACAACGAGGCCCGGCGGCGCAAGGCGCTCGGGCTTCCGCTCTTTGAACCGAAGGGGGCAGCATGAAGCCAGCGCGTTCAAGTCCGATGCGGAGGCCGTCCGGCGGTCTGCGTGGCTTTACGGGGCCTTCCTGCGCAAATGCGGGGCATCGTGGCGAGTAGGCAGAAGTCCAAGAATCCGCCGCCGGGGGCCAAGCGGGGACGCAAACCGCTCCTCGAAAACCGGCCGGATCGTGACGAAATCCTCGCGGAATTGATCGCTCCCGGGGCGAATCTCGCGTCTATTTCGCGTCGAATTGGGGTCTCTCACGACATCCTGGCAAGGTTTCGCGACAAATGGCTCCCGTTACCGATCCGAAACATGCTCAATCGGTACGATCCCCGCGCTCTCGAAGCCGCGCAACTTGATGTCCTGTCACGGTTTATCGACACGATCGAGAAAAGCCACAAAATGCTCACCGCCGCGGACCTTTGGCTCCGCGACCCCGATGACCCGTCCGTCTACAACCTGAACCCGCGGACGCACGAGGTGGACATCGTCTTCGAGGAGAGGCCGTCCACGCTTGGGGACGCGTGCCCGACGTGCGGTCACCAGAAGCGCGAAGTGACCTCGCCGGTCCCGATCCGGAAGACGGAGAAGCTCTGGAAGCTCATGGACGACGTCGAGCGCGGGCTCGGTATCACCGTCGTGAAGGGCGAGACGAAGATCGCGGACACGCGGAAGCTGCTCCTCGAGGCCGCGGCGACGATGAAGCCGATCCTCGAGGTCTACGGGCGTAGCACGGGTCAGATCAAGTCCGACCCGGCCGTGTCGCTGAACCTCTTCCTCGCCAGTCCCGACTGGAAGGCGACGCAAGCGGCCCTCGTCGAAGCCGTCCGGGAGCATCCCGACGCCGCTCAGAAGATCGCGCTTGCTCTCGAGGAGGTCGGGAAGAAGTGAACGCCGTAGCAGCGGCACTCGCGCCAGCGTTCCGGGCCATCGCGGCGGCGCCGAAACCTCCCCGCTTCCGCGGCGCTCCCCGCGATGTCCAGACCTTGCAGGCGCACGAGTGGATGCTCGCGGGCCCAGCCGAGACCGGGAAGACGTTCGGCGGCCTGACTCGACTCGACGCCGACTGCCGCGCGACGCCGGGCATGCGCGCCGCGCTCGTCCGGAAGGTCCGGGCGGACATGACCGGGACGGTGCTCGGGACGTGGGAGCGCGTCATCTCGCGCCTCGGGGGCGTCACCACGCTCGGCGGCGGCCATCCAGAGGCGTACCGCTACGCCAACGGCTCGATGGTCTACGTCGGCGGGATGGACCGGCCGGGCTCCGTCCTCTCGAGCGAGCGCGACGCCATCTACGTCAACCAGGCCGAGGAGATCACGCTCGAGGATTGGGAGACGCTGACGACCCGGTGCACTGGACGCGGCGCCGTCCTCGCTCACCCGTGGCTCGGGGGCGACTGCAACCCGGGCCCGCCGACGCACTGGATCTTGAAACGGCCGACGTTGCAGGTGCTCTACAGCCGCCACGAGGACAACCCGACGCTCTACGACGACGCCGGGCGCATCACGGCGCAGGGCGTGCGCTCGCTCTCGATCCTCGACACGCTGACCGGCGTGCGGCTCGAGCGGCTACGGCACGGGCGATGGGTCGCTGCCGAGGGCGTGGTCTACGACACCTTCGACCGCTCAGTGCATGTCCTGACGGCGGCGGACGTGGCTCGCATCTCGGACGGGCGGACAACGCTCCCAGGCGAATGGCGCCGCGTCTGCGCGGTCGACTTCGGCTACCGCAACCCGATGGTCGTGCAGTGGTGGGCGATCGACGGGGAGGGGCGCTGCTACCTCGAGAGGGAAATCTACCGAACGGGGCAGCTCGTCGAGGACGTGGCGCGGCGGGCTCGCGACCTGACGACGACGCACCTCGAGGCGATCATCGCTGACCACGACGCCGAAGGGCGGGCGACGCTCGAGCGGCACTGGATGCCGACGCAGGCGGCGGACAAGACGGACATGGACGGCGGCATCCAGCTCGTCAAGGCGCGTCTCCAGAAGGCGCAGGACGGGAAGCCGCGGCTCTTCATCCTGCGCGACGCGTTGATGGAGCGCGACGAGGAGCTGAGCGCGACGCGAAAGCCGGTGCGGACGCTAGACGAGTTCGAGGTGTACCAGTACCCGAAAGACGCGGCGGGGCGAGCCGTGAAGGAGGCGCCGTTGAAGGAGAACGACCACGGGATGGACGCAATGCGCTACCTCGTGACCTACCTCGACGCGGACAGCGGGCTACCGGGCGCGGGGGGCGTGGTGCGGTCGGCGCCGCGGCAGGCGAGGAGGTTCTAGCGTGGGGCCATACGCCTCCCGCTGCCTCGGGTGCGGCGGTCGCGCCAAGGTCGTCTATTCGCGCACCGTGACCGTCGACGGGCTACGCGTCTGCTGGCGGATCACCGTCTGCCTCTCGACGCCGGGATGCCCAAGCGAGGAACGCAAGCGGCGGCAGACCATCTGCGACGAGGGCCCAACGCGCCACTCGTGGATCGCTCCAGACACGGGTGAACTGCCGAAGCATATGGGCCGGCATCGGGGCAGATAGTCCCTCTGTAGCGTAGAGGTAAGACCTCCGCGCTGGCATGATTCCCGGGCCACGCTGTGAGCGTGAGCTTGGTCAGCACCGTCTCCACCGCCTTCGCCCGGCTCGCGGCTTGGGCGAAGGGCGAGACGGAGATGGTCACACCGACCGCTCAGGACCGCCGAATCCGCCTCTGGTTCGACACGATCGACTACGACCAGATCGCTCGCGGCATCCGGGCGTGGGGCGCGCTCGGCAACCCTCGCGGCATCGCCGAAGCCTTCGACGAGATGCGCAAGTCCGCGGTCGTCGCGGGCGTGACGCGCCAGGCGAAAGCGGGCGTCGCGGACATCGAGACCGACGTCTCGCCGTCGCAGGTCGAGGGGCTCGACGAGACGCGCCTCGAACGCAACACGGCACGCACCCGGCGCGCGTGGGAGGCGCTCAAGCCGTCGCTTTGCGCCGCGATCATGGAGTGCCGCTGGGAAGGCGGCGGGGTCATCGAGCTCGAGTGGGAAGGCTACGGCGCCGACGGCGGCGAGGTCGACGACGAAGGCGGGGTCGTGACCGAGCTCCTCCCGGTCTGCGCCGAGAAGATCCCGCTTCAGCGCATCCGGCGCGACATCAACACGGGGGACCTCACGATCGCGCCAGCGTCCTACGCGTGGACGGGCGCTCCGCTCACCGATTGGCCAGACGGGAGCTACATCGTCGTCGACGTCGACCGCGGAATCATGGCGTTCGACCGGCGCGGCACGTATGCCGGCGTCCTGACCGACTGGTGGCGCGTCTCGAACGTGCTCGGCTGGTGGGCGCAGGACATCGAGATGCTCGAGACCCCGACGGCCGTGCTCCGGTACGGCAACGCGCCAGACGAGGCCGTGATGAAGGACGCGGCGCAGCGCTGGGGCAACGGCGGGAAGCTGGTCATCTCGAACAAGTCGGACGCTCAGATGCTCCAGAAGGGGCGCGGCACCGTCGTCGCGCATGACGTCTACGAGCAGCGGGCGAAGGCGCGCATCTCGCTCGCGTTCCTCGGCGAAGAGCAGACGGTTTCGATCGCGCCGGACGCCGGGAGCAAGGCGAGCGCCGGGGCGCATGCGGACGTCGCGAGCGATGTCGTCGGCGAATGGTGGGGCGTCATCGTCCCGATCGTCCAGGAGCAGCTCTTCGAGGTGATCGCGCTCGTGAACGAGGGCGACGAACGCTACGCGGCGCGGCTGATACCGGATCTCGGCGAGGAGGTCGACGCGCTCGCGGTGCTGGCTCAGTACCAGGCGGCGTCGGACCTCGGGCTCGAGCTATCGGAGGAACAGGTGCGAGAAGAGACGGGAATGCGGGCGCCGGGTCCGGGCGAAACGCCGTTGAAGAAGGCGCCGGCTCCGGTCCCGCCGCAACTGGCGCCACCGCCACCGATGGAGCAGCCGGCGGGGCTGAGGCTGGTATGACACGAGCAGCAATTTCCCTCGAACGTGCTTGGGCAATGGAGCCGAGCGCCCTCGCGGTGCTTCGGCAGGCGATGGAGTCGGCCGCATCGGCCGACCCGGTGGCGCTGGCGGAGATTCGCCAGACGCTCTCGATCGCGCGCAAGGCGAGCCGCGCGCCGGTAGGCGAGAACGGCTATACGAAGACCCCGACGGGGCTCGCGGTCATCCCGTTCCGGGGCGTCGTGACCAAAGAGCAAACGTGCTTCGGGGCCTTCTTCGGGGGCGACGCGGTCGCTTCGGACTTCGTCGACGCGGTCGATGCGGCCGCCGCTGACCCGTCGGTCGTGGCGATCGTCCCCGTCATCGACTCGCCAGGCGGGACGGTGAGCGGAACGGCTGACGCGGCCGACGCCGTGTGGCGCGCGCGGCAGAAGAAACCCGTCTATGCCTACGCCGAAGACACGATGGCATCGGCGGCCTACTGGATCGGCTCTCAGGCGACGCGCTTGATGTCGAACTCGACGGCGATGGTCGGCTCGATCGGCGTCTACGCCGTCATCCCGGACAGCTCGCGGCGCGCCGAGAACAGCGGCGTCCGAATCCACGTCGTCAAGGCGGGCGAAGGCAAGGCCGGAGGCGTCCCCGGAACGCAGGTGACCGACGGCCAGCTCGCGGACGTGCAGCGCGAAATCGACGCGCTCTACGAGGCGTTCGTGGGCGCCGTTGCACGCGGCCGCGGGATCACGCTGGACGCGGCGCGTGCTCTGGCCGACGGCCGCTGTCACGTTGGCTCGCAGGCGCTAGCGCTCGGGCTCGTCGATGCGATCGGCTCAATCGAAGACCACATGGGCGAGGCGCTGAAGGCTGGGATGCCGCCGTCACGCATGCGCCCGATGCACTCAACCGCCGCGGCTGCGTCCGCGACACCGAACCCGAGCACGGACGCGGTAGGGCCGCTCACGGCTCACCGAAAGGAGACCCACAAGATGAGCGACACCCAGACTCCCGAAGCCGTGGTGGCTCCGGAGGCCGTGACGGAACCCGTTCCCGTTGCGACTCCGGTCGTCGCCGCAACCGATGACACGCTCGCGCGGCTGTCCTCGAGGCTCGACCGCATGGCCGACCTAGAGAAGAAGCTCGCCGAGATGGAGAAGCGCGAGACCGAAGCGCGCGTCTCCGCTCTCATCAAGGCGCACGAGGACAAGTTCCTTCCGGCGCACCTCGAGGACGCTCGCACGATCGCCGCGGCCTACCCGGATCAGTTCGCGCGCCTCATGGGCGCCGCTCGCGCGATTCGTCCGGGCGCCGGCGGGCCGATGGTCGTGCGCAACGCCTCGGACACCGTGCGCGCGACGGGACTCAGCACGAAGGACGCGATCGAGAACCCCGACGCGCAGGCGGCGCTCGCCGCTGCCGCCAAAGAGATGGCCGCTCGCGAGGGTATCCCCGTCATGGAAGCCGCGCGCCGGCTCAACCGGGCTGCCTAAAGCAGCGGAATAGGAGAAACAGAACATGGCAACCCGAAAGCTCCAGGGCCCGAACCGGCACATCGAGATCGCCGCAAAGGCGACGACGGCCATCACGACGAACCCGACAGCGGGCCAGGTGGGAGGCGGACTCTTCGTCGTCCTCGACACCGACCCGAACTACTTCCGCGTCTGCACGGCGGGCGAAGACCCGGACGGCGTGGTCGACACGAACGTCCTCGCGAATGGCGTCGCAACCCTCAAGGGATGCGGCATCGTGCAGATCAGGCTTGGCGACACGGTGGCCGCGAAGGCATACGTGCAGTCGGACTCCACCGGGCGCGCCGTCACGGCGACGGGCCTCGTCCCGATCGCCGGGCAGGTGCTCCAGGGCGGCGTCGTCGGTGACTTCGTCGACCTCATCTTCCGCAAGCAGCCGACGGTCGGACAGACGGGCGCCGGCTCGGGCTCTCTCGTCACGAACGCATACAGCTGGACGAACGCTCAGGTCGTGGCTCTCGGCGCATCGCTGACCGGCGACATCACGATGGTGACGCTCCCGGCGAAGACGCAGGTCGTCGACGCGCAGATCGTCATCCTGACGGCGGCCGCGGGAACCACGACGCTCACCGTCGCAGCCGGACGCACGGGCGCGGCCTACATCGACTACATCGTGGCGTCGGACGCGCAGGCGGCGGCGAACACGGTCTACGGCGACGCGAGCGCCGAGCGCGGCACGAACCTCACGGGCTACGACATCCCGAGCTACACGGGAACGACCGCGGTCAAGTGCCACTTCATCAGCACGGTCTCGAACCTCTCGTCGGTCACCACTTCCACCGGGAAGCTGATCCTGACGACCAGGCTCCTCCCGTAACGCGAGCACGCGAAAGGAACATGAGGTAAACGAACATGGCAGTCAATCAGGCCGACATCGGTCAGTACCAGGAACTCCTGACAGCGTTCGCGGTCGAGCTCGGGGAAGGTGGCGCCCTCGTCATCGACAGGATCGCCCCGCCCGTGCCGTTCGAGACGCAGTCGTATGCGATCCCGAAGTTCAAGACGCCGCTCTCCAGCACCGGCAAGACGCAGAACACCGTCAACGGTGACGGCGAACTCCCCGTCGCGACGAGCGGCGCGCCGACGTTCAGCGCGGGCAAGTGCGTCCGGCGCGGGCAGAAGCGCTTCATCGACCTCGAGGTGCAGAAGCAGCCGCACGGCGACCTCTTCGCGGACGAGCAGGTCGAGACGCAGCGGATCGTGCTCGACCTCATGCTCGAGCAGGAAATCGCGGGGAAGGCGGCGCTCGACGCGATCGGCTCGGTCTCGGGCCACTACGCCTCGCTCTCGAGCTCGCAGCGGTTCGACTACACGACCGCGGACCCGCTCTGCGTCGCGACGCTCGAAGCCGCGGCGCGCGCGGCCGAGCTGAATTCGGGCAAGCCGATCGAAGACCCGAACTGGCTCTGGGTCTTCCCTCCGCTCGTCGCCGACGCGCTCAAGCAGTACCTCCGGACGAAGCTCCTCTACACCGACGCGCAGTTCCAGATCGGCGGCAAGCTGCCGACCGAGATCGCCGGCATCAAGACGATGCTCGCGGGCTCGTTCCAGGACTCCGCCAAGGCCGGCCAGACGCCGAGCGTCGCGCGTGTCTACAACACCGCGAACGTCTACCTCGTCTACGTCGACCCGAGCTTCGCGAATTCGCGCCGCTCCTTCACCGCTCTCGCGCAGCCGCGCTGGACGGGGCGCCCGACGAAGAACGGACAGGTCACCGGCTCCTACGCCGTCATGGCGTGGCCCGATCCTCGGCAGGACGTCTACCGCAACTGGGTCGCGGCCGACATCTACGACAACCTCGAGACCATCAGCCAGGACGGCATCTACGTTCTCAACACCGTAACCGGGTAACCGATGCCGCGCATCAGGACGCTCCATTGCGTGCTCCTCTCCGGCTTCGTTCGCGGGGTCGGGGAGGAGTACGAGGTGGATGCCGAGAAGGCGCACGAACTCCTGTCGGACGGGCTCGCCGAGCTCGTGCTCGATCCAGTGGCTGAGGTGCTCGTGGCGCCCGTTGCGGAGGTGGTCATCCCGGCCGTCTCGGGCGTGACCGTGAAACGGAGGCGGACGTGAAGAAGACCCTTGCTCTACTGTCGGCGCTGGTGCTGATCCTGGCGCCGTTCGCGGCCGTCGGCGCCGCTCTGAATCTCTTCCCGAATGGGATCTCAACGGGCAGCACGGCGGCGGGGACGAGCGACGAGATGAAGACCGGCGTCAAGCGCTTCAACTTGCAGGCGTGCGGGAACGCCAGCGATGCATTCACCGGCACGATGAAGGTCTATCAGGGCGAGGCGACGGGGAAGCTCACGCTGACGAAGAGCATCACGTTGACCTCGCTCGCGGATTGTTCGGAATACCGCTCCTACGACCCGTCCGGGCTGGCGAAGGTCGTAATCGACCGCACGTCCGGGACGCTCGACGCGGTTTACCTGGGGCCGACGCAGTGAGAGGGCTTCTCGTCGTCCTGTTGCTCGCGGGTCCGCTCTTGGGACAGGCCGGGCCTCAACTGATCGGGCCGTGCAAGATGGACGGCTCAGATTGCGGCTATTCCGCCACCGCTCCTTCCGGCCTGACCTCCGGCCGCGTGACTTTGTCCACGGGGGCCACGACGGTCGGGGACGACGCGGGGTGTACGTGGACGGGCACGGGGGCGAGTTTTAAGCTGGTGAGTGCCGGGTCTGCGATAGGAGCCGGAGTTATCCTATCGACAACGCCACCGACCGATGTTCCAGTGGCTCCACAGTCAATTCAGAATTCCGTGGTTGCTGGTACAATTGCGGGAACGTTCCGTTACGCCGCTACGTGGACCTCAGCATATGGACTGGAAGAGTCGGCACTTGGCACCGCATCCGCCCCATTTACACCAGACGGGTCACACAGTGTCTATGTTGGACAGCCATCGTCGCCGCCGTCGTGGGCGACCGGGTGGCGCCTCTATCGCACAAAGAACGGGCCTGGTGCGACTTATTACGAGATTGCGGCGACATCCCTGGCGGCTTCGTTTCTCTTAGACAATGCGGACGACTCGGCGTTGGTTGTCCCTGGTAGTGGTCGTACAAGTTCCATTGCACGCAGGATTTATATTGGATCAGATCCGTTCGCCCTCGCTGCCTACGGAAATGTGGCTTGGGGGCTAAACGCCCTACAGTCCACGCTAGGAGAGGACAACACCGCTATAGGCGCCGGCAGTCTCGGATCGTTGTCACAGAGTGGTTACCAAAACGTGGCCGTTGGCGCTCTAACGCTGACCTCGAATACCAGCGGATACAAAAATACCGCATTGGGATATGGAGCGCTTAGCGGTAATACCGTTGGCCGGTGGAATACAGCGGTGGGGCTGGCTGCTCTACAAAACCACACGACTGGCGACGACAATACGGCAGTCGGAGATTCTGTCCTAAACGCTGTGACCACCGGATCACATAATACTGGCATTGGGTTTGATACATTGGTTGCAGTAACAACCGGGTCGCACAATACCGCAATCGGTGGTCAGGCGGGGCACACGGCGTCAGGGGCGGCGTCTGACAACGTGTTTCTCGGTTACAACGCTGGGTACTACGAAACTCAATCCGGTAGGTTATTCATAGACAATGCATCACGAGCCAGTGAGGCTGACGCACGCGTCAAGGCGCTCGTCTATGGCGTGTTTTCCAATGATCCGTCAACACAAGTTATAAGCCTAAACGCACTAACAGTCATGGTGCCGTATCTGCCAGCATACGCCAATAACGCGGCGGCTATCGCAGTAATCCCGGCTGGGGCTCTCTATTACACCGACGTCGCCGGAGAGTACGTCGTGAAGGTGGCGCATTGATCGACGTGCGCTATTCGCGACGGACATGGGTCGTGAGCCTGGCGGTGGCGCGGTGAATGACCGACCGCCTGCTCGACCTGCTCATCGGCGTAGCGGAGACGGTGGCGTGGTGCCTCCTCGTGGGGATCGTCGCGGGGGCGCTGGGATGGGCGTGCGCAGAGATCAGGTTCGAGCGGAAGAGGAAGCGTGATGGGCGCTGAGATCACCGCTGTCCTGTCCTCCGAGGACGGCTACTTTCACGCCGGATACGCAGACTCCATCGCCGTGACCGACTCGCGCGTCTACGTTCGTGAAAATTGGGGCGTGTCTGTGTACGGGCACGGCTACCAGCCGCAGCTCGCGCATCGCTGGGACATCCAGTCGCGGCCGGGGTACGGGAAGGTCGGAGATGGGTTTCAGCTTGTCACCGGCGTCGGCGCCTCGAACGACGGCGCACGCGTCCTCGCGGGCTACAAGCAAGACAATCACGGGACGCTCATCCTCAAGGTCCGCTGGTCGGGAAATCACGCCGGGCCTGATGGCGACATCGTCGGCGAGTTCGCGCCACCGAAGGCGCTCGGGGGCGTCACCGTCGCGCACGCCGCGGGGCGCTACTACGGGCTCTCCCTGACCACGTCGGCGCTCTGGTGCGCGGATATCACGGCGGACCGTCCGGGGCGCGTCACGGCCACGCCGAGCGTGCCTGGCGGGCTCTACGGCTCGCTCATCGCAGACGGCGAGATGGCGGCCTACGTGACGGCTCGCGGCGAACTCGTGACGTGCCGGTTCCCGTTCGCGACGACGACGTCCATCGACCAGATCCAGGCGACGTGCGTCGCTCTCGAGCGCGGCATCGTCCTCGCGGGCTGCCTCGGCGGAATGCGTCGGGGAGGCGGAGCGCTCATTCCGCTGCCCGGGACGCCGCAAGCGGTCACGCTCCTCGGGGGCGTGGCCTACGCGTGGCTCACGGTGGGCGGGATTCAGCGGCTCTACCGCGAGGGCGAGGAGATCCTGACGCTGGACGCGGCGGAGTGGCCGGTCGTCGTGTCGCGGGGTTTCGCGGACAGGTTGTATGTCGGGAACGGGCAGCACGTGCTCGTGGTCAAAGTGTAAGAGCGGCAAAGCCGCAGAAAGACAAGAGGTAACTCGTGGAAATCAGCCAGGCCGAACTCGAAGCGATCATCAAGAGGGCCGTCGGGGACGCGCTCGCCGGATACGCCAGCGGAGCGGCCGCGCCGCACGTGGCGGTCCCGGTCATCGTCGGCGACACCGCGGGCCCGTGGGTCCCGGGTAAGCCCGCGCGCAACGTCGCCGAAGCGGACCGGAACGCGTGCAACGCGAACGGCCGCGACGCGGAGGGCTTCCGGCACCGCTCGAGGAGCCCGGGCGAGATCGCGCAGTTCGAGGGCTCGCTCGACGACGCGGAGCAGGAACTCAAGGCGGCGCACCTCTGGCAGGGCGACTTCCTCGACTTCGGACCGGACCAGATCGGCGAGCGATTCACGTCGTGGAAGAGCGCGAGCGAATCGCAGGAACTCCGCGGGCTCGTCGTCCGATACGCGCTCCTGACGAACCGCATCCCGACGGCGAAGGAGCGGAAGCTGGCGCCGATGGCGGCGCCGACGTTCGACGCGGCGGAAGACACGTTCGCGACGATGGACTCGGCGGACCTCTGGGCGTGGATCGTGAGCCAGCGCGGGCTGACGGGATCGGCGGGCGGATTCAACGAAGGCGGGCTTCCCGCGGGGGACGCGGGCGGCGGGCGCAAGGGCTGACCGTGTACCGCATGAAGCATCTCAATCCCTCCGGACGCGGCATCGGCCGGGGGTCTTTCAGGGGCGGGGGCCTCGGCACGGCGGTCGTTCTCCTCCTGGCGGCCGCCGTGCTCTCTTCCTGCGCGAGCACACCTCCCGACCGCATCGCCTACAACACGCTCGACGACGCGACGACCGGCGTCATCACGGCCATGAGGACATTCAACGAGTTCTACCAGCGCGGGAAAGCGACCGAGGAGCAGCGGACGAAGGTCCTCGACTGGTACGCGAAGTGGCAGGCGGCGGCACGGCTCGCCGTGAAGATCGCGCCGCAGGCGACCGCTCCTGACCCGAACCTCGTCACCATCGCACTCAACAACGCGGCGGGGCTCGTCGGGCTGATTCGACAGATCACGGGAGGCAAGTGATGGACCCGAACGACGCGATCGCTGGCGCTCTCGCAACTCTCGGCCCGTGGGGCGCGATCGCCGGGCTCGCGTGGAAGCTCGGCGCGCCCTTCGTCGGCAAGATCATCGAGAACGCCGCGAACAAAACGCCCGTGACGCCGGAGGAGTGGGCGAAGCTCGAGGAGCTCATCGAGACACCGGGGGAATCGCTCATCCCGAAGAGGCCCGCGCCGTGAGTTTGGCGCTCCTCCTCGACCCCGTCACCGATGCCTACGAGGGCGTCACGACGTGGATCGTGAACCAGCTCGGCTCGCACCCGTGGATCATCCCTCTGGCGATCCTCCTCGTCTGCGTGAACAACGCGGCGAGGGTCAACGCTCGAGGAGCCGATCGGCGCAACGTCCCGGTGCCGCAGTGGGCGACCATCGTGATCGGGCTGACGGACCCGCTCGTCGGCAACTTCTGGCGCCTCGTCGAGTGGGCGAGCCTGAAGCTCGGGCTGCCGATTCACGGCCCCGACGCTGACGGTAGCGCGGTGGTGACGCCTCCCGAGAAGCCCGAGGCGAAGCCGTGATGGCGACATTCACCGTCTTCCTCGTGCTCCTCGTCGCCTGGCTCGTGACGCGCCTCTACGCGCGGGCGACGGCAGGAATGACCCCGACGGGCCAGACCGTCGTGGACGTGGTCGTCGCGGTCGTTCTCGCCGTCGTCCTCTGGGGCGGGAACGTGAGGATCTAGATGAACGCTTCCAGCGCTCTCCGAGTCAACTCCGCCGCCGAGATGCCGAGCGCCTTCGCGCGGGCTTTCACGCGGCGCACGAGCGCCGGGGGGATGCGGACCGGGAAGAGCGCTGTGTCGCCCTTCCCGGAGAGTGAGGGGCGGCCTACGCGCGGCTCAGCAGCCACGGCACTCAACCATGTGGGCATCCGCGCGGGTCGCGCCGTGGGCCTCGATGGCGTGGGCGCAGCCGGTGCAGAGGTCGCTGTCGTCGGTCGCGGGGTAGGAGCCGCAGCAGGCGCAGGACGGAGCGGTGGCGGTGGGCGCTTCGGTCGTTTCGGTGTTGCTCATGACCCCAATATGCGATATCGGAAACAAACTGTCAAGTGGTCAACGCAAGATTTTTCGAGAAATCTTCAGAGGATCGGATGATCGAACCCGAACATCTCGGCGACGTGGTCTCGACCGGCGAGCATCTCGCCATGCGCATCGACTACGAGGCCAGCGAGGGCGATGCTCATCTCCTGCGTCATCAGCGGCGTGAATCTCATCGTCGCGATCTTCGTGCTGGTGAAGCGTTAGATGAGCCAGCCCGCGAGGATTCCGGTCCCGGCGGCCAGGAGGATGAGGCGGAGTCGGTCTCTCATAACACTTATGAGTCGTTCGGGAGGCCCGGATTAGTCCGGGGCGATCGTGAATACTGAAATCGTCACGCCGACCGTCCTCCGGTTCTGGGAGCGCCGCGCGAACTGGTATCGGATCGCCGAGTTCGAGGCCGCGCTCTTCTGCTTCCTCGCGGCGACGGGGCTCGCGTTCTTCGCGAACCTGACCGACGTCGGCGTCGCGCACCGCTGGATGTTGCACATCGGGACCGAGAACGCGTGGATCGTCGGGCTCTACACGATGGCGGGAATTATCCTCCTCGCCGCGCTCTCGCGTCCCGGGCTCCTCCGCTCCTCGTGCCTCATGGCTGGAATCACCTTTTTCAGCGGCGTGGCCGCGGCCGCCATCCACGCGCACGCGATGCCGATCTCGTCATGCGCCTTCGTGGCTCACGCGGCGGCGCTTTCGGTGAGCTTCTGGCGGCGGTATGAGGAATGAGCGAGCCGCTCGACCTGAAGACGACCGCCGTGATCGGCAGCATCATCGCGGCGGTCATCGCGGGGCTGAAGTACTTCGCGCGCTGGCGGACTCCAGAGGATGCGCGCTTCGACCGCGGCGTCCGGGACGAGCTTCGGAAAGAGATCGAGCGCTGGCAGCGACGTTACGACGACCTCGTGCGGCGTCACGACGAGCTCGTGCAGCGGCTCGACCGGATGCATCAGGAACTACTCGACGAGAAGCGCGCGTGCGCCGACAAGATCGCGGAGATGGAGGAAAAGGTGCAG